AATGAGCTTTTCCACCATTCGATTATTAAAGTACATTTTGCGTTCAATTCATAAGCATCATAAAGGTTTTTTAAGAATTGCGCCCCGTTGCTTACAAAGGTTAATGAATCTTGTTGAAACGAACTAAACACGCCGCCGACTTCTAAATCTCTTTTGATGTTTAATGTTCCTGATTTCCATTCTAACGGCTCAGGATTGCAGACAATTTCATTATTTGCCGACATTAATCTAAATCTGTATCGTTCGGGTGTATTTGATTCGATTTCGTTTAAAAATGCCATAATTTAATTATTTCGTATCAACCTATTTAGATATATCGTCTGACTATGTGTGGTCCCGTGTCCGATCTGCCTATGTTCCTGATCAAATATTGCAACCGGCTTATTTTTAATTGCCCTTTCAACGCTCATTAATCCGCTTAATATTCGATCATCTGTCATTTGCCGACCGCCTGCGTTATCGCTCATTCTGATCATCTTTTCAGTTTCTGGATTACTTAAAATTTGCGCCCCTTTGAATTTACTGCCATCAAAGTACGTGGCCTTATTTGCCATTGCCATTTCACCGGATTTAAGTAACATTAACTCACGTCCGGCCTCTCCAAATATTCCCATTTCTGGCGCGTCTTTCGTACCGTATTTAAACTTAGGTATCGGTTGTGCTGCTGCTAATGCTAATTGAACGGCTCCAAGTGCGATAATAAACGGAACAAGCGGTAATGTCACCACCTTTGAGGCTGCATTTGCGGCTCCCATTGCGGTACTTAATGCAATATTAAACATTGCCTGTAGTTTTTCGGCCTTGGCTTGTTTTGTCTTAATCGCGGCAGACTTCTTATCGTATTCTTCTTCGATCTTTAGTTTTTGTGCCTCCGTAAGATTCTTGTTTGATAATTTAGACGCCTTTTCTTTGTCGAGTGCTGCAAGTTCCTGATCGCGTTTTGCAGAACCTAAATCAAATATTCCGTTAATTACCTCCGATGCAATGTCTGCTTCTTTTTCTCGTATCTCTTTTTTTAATTCAAGTTTTTCTTTTTCTGCATCCTTTTCAGCTTTTTTAATTTCTTCGATTTCTTTAATCGCGCTGTCCACCCCTGCAATATCGGCGTCAATTTTTGTTTTTAACGTATCATCATAAAATTTTTGTTTCTCTTTTTCTGAATCTTCAATCTTTTTTAAGATGTCGTCTTCTGATTTAATCGTAATGTCCTGAATTTGTATTTGAGCATCTTCGTATTCCCTTGTTCCTGCCTTATAAAGAGCTGATTTTTTGTTAAGGAATTTAACTTCCTGATTTTCTAATTCAAGTTTGTATTGATCATCGCTTGTAATACCGTCAATATGACGCTGTTTAATAGACTGTATTTCTACTTTATTGCCTAATTCGACCGCGTCCACTTTGGCCTTAAGTGCATCTTCGGTGCGCTTTTTATTCTCTGCCGCCATCTCGTTTATCAGCGTTGATTGTTGGCTTTGCGTCCTTTTATTTCCCTCGAAAAACTTTGTATCTGCGTCAATAACTTTAGCGTACGATTCTTCGAGCGGCTTAAATTTATCTGCGCCACCTATTAAATCATACATCTTTTTTAAAGCCTCAGATCCCTTCAATGCTGACATTTGTTCTACTGCGTCCATTTGTATAAACGCACGTAATTGATCTGCCGTCACACCTGATATCTTAGCTCTTAGTGCTGCCTTGTCTGTATCAATTATGTATTGACGTTTTGAATATTCAACCTCTTTCTCTGATTGCTCCTTGCTTAATCTCATTACCTCACTAAGATTTGCAAGTCTCTCCTGATCTGATTTAGTTTTATCCTTTGCGGCAAATAACGCCTTTTGAATTGCGTTTACTTCTCCTGCCTCTTCTGAAACGTGGAAAGCTAATTCCTTATTAAGTGCGCTTTGAGCATCAACTAATCCCCATGCCTGTTTTGCAGCGTCAGCCATTTGGTCCCCAATTCCAGACACTGACTGTTTAAATAGGTCAGCGGATCGCGTAAAGTCCCCAGAAAATAGAGCGCTAAAAGCATCTATCAGTACTGTTGCGCGCTGCTTTAATACATCGAAAATAGCAGAAATGCTTGCCATTACTTCCTTTACCAACTTTCCTCCCGAAGCGGTTGAAGTAAAAATAGAATATAAGGCTGTTAATCCTGCCACGATTAAGGTTAAAACAGCAATGATCGGTATTTTAATAAGAGATAACATTTCCTGACCAAATGCATATGTAGAAGAGGCGGCCTGCCCTAAAAACCCAGGTAATTTACCCAATTGATCAGCATATCCTCCAACGCCCCTTTGATGTCTATTTGTTGCGGCCTCGGCTACTCCGATTTCACGGCTTAAATTATTAATTTCCTTTTCTGCTTCTTTAGTTCGAGTTCCTGCCTGATCGTACGCTTTTGTCAGTTCAGATAATCGCTGTCTCATGCGAACTAATGAACCTTCTTCTGCCTCGTTTGCTTTTACCTTGTCGCTAATTGCTTTCGTGGCGGCTTGCGTTGCTATCCTGTTTTCAATAATAGTCTTTAATCGCCCATCCTCAGTATCTTTTAATTTCTGTTCGCTTGCTTGTAGTTGTTTACCAAGCGAATCTAATTGCTGAGCTGTTTGCGTGGTTTGTTTTTGCGCATTATTAAGCGAAGTGGTTGAAGCAACATTTGTATTAATTGCCACATTGCTTTCGTTAATCGTTTTGACCAGCTTTAAATAATTCTCAGCCGTTGCCGATAGTGTTCCGTTCAACGTGGTTAATCCTTTATTTATCTCTTCTATCTGTGCAAGTTCCTGACTATTCGCCATTGTCTTCTGATTTTGATTGCAACTTAATTTTTTCTTCCGCCATTTCTTTCATTTCAACAAATGTAATTAATCGCATTGATTCGTTATATGGTTCTGATAAATAATTGAAAACTGAATATATTACCTTTGTTAATTTTACTGACGGCCTACCTTCTGATTCTATTTCTGGATACATTTCCCGATACTTGTCGGCCTTGTGCTCTATGTATTGCCTCAATATAGAAACATCATCAGACGTATTCAATTCAATTCCTGTGTGCTTTAAAACTTCTGCCTTAACCTTTTCAAATTCTGCCTCTGATTCAGATAGTTCTTTCCCGATTAAAATTTTCCATGCATCTATTCGAGATTTTAAAACTACCTCAATAATAACGGCCTTATAAAGTGCTTCGAGCAGTTGTAATTTTCGATACGACAACAGTTTATCAAATTCATCCTGAATATCGGTTATTGGACTGTTCCCTATTAGTTTAAATATTTCAGTTGCAAGATTTTCGAGTCGTTTATGAAACAGAAATAACGGAACAAACCAATACTTTTTAAGCGAGTTGGCTGTTTTTGTTGCGTCCAAAAGGATAATATCTTTTAATAAAACTTCATGGATTCGTTTTATCATCTCAATACGTTTTTTAAGTAATCGTTTACAATTAATGCGTTATTTGATTCCTGCACTTTCGGTTGATTGGTGGGACTTATTCCGAATATCTTACCGTAATTCTTTACTAAGTATGCTGTTTTGTAGTCTTTTGAACTCATAAAGTATTCTTTGTAATTAGGCATAAAGATGAACATCGCACGCTGAAAATCACCCGTTAAAAATAGATTAGGCTTTGTTTTGTGTGATCTTTTGGCATATGCTTTCGTTAAATTGGTCGATCCGGTTGAAGCGTGAATTAATGCCTTGTCGTACGCATCGGTTGAATTGAACATCTGGACCCGATTCATTTCGACATTTTTAGGATTTGATTCGATTGCCTTAACAACATTGGCGTTAAAATTAGCCATCCATTGCGCTGATTTCTTTTGTATGTCGATTATTCTTGCCATGATTCAAAGATATAAAAAAAGGGGAATAATTACAAACCCCTTATTTTCTCATTCTTTCACCTTAATAGTTATTTGTTTAACTCCAAGTAGCTTTGCGACCTCTTCCGGTGACTCTGTTACGTTTCCTTTTAGTGACGTATCGTAGAAACTTAAAAAGTCAGGCCATGTCCATGAATCCCATCCTACATCGGGATTAATATCTACATTCCCGATTTTCATAATTAAACAGGAATTGCAAGGACGTTTGACAAATAACCTACCTGAGTGGCAACTATTGTTTCAGCCTGAATTTCGAACGGACCAGTCATTTTAGCGGCTGTATTCAAAACGGTCAATGTATATTGTCCGAGAGCCGCATTAGTTGCCATAATTGCAGTAACAGAGCCTCCAATGTCTGCCGAAGTAGATACAACTTTCCATTGTGTGATCAAAGGAAATCCAGAATAAGGGTCGCCAGTCACGCGATTTGTGGCTTTGATTACAACTGTTCCGCCTGTTACTTCATAGTTTGCAAACACTTCAATATTCACGCCGACCGGAACAAGTCCTTCAATATCCCTACGTCTGAACCCTGTTTTGATGATTTGGAAACCCTTCATCTGTTCAACATCGTTAAACATGATATCAAATGCAGATTGTTTTTGTTTTTCAGCACCGCCAGCTTTAGGTAGATCGAAAGTCAGGAACATACGACCATCAAAACCGATGACATTGCCCGCTGAATCAAACGGAGTAATCAGGTTGCCATTGTCCAGCATTGGAATGAAGGAATAGGCCTTACCATCCGCCGCAAACCAGGTGCGGTAATCATCCCACGACATTAACGCGTGCCCGGTGAACTCAGGAGGAAAATCTTTTGTCTTTTCCTTTAATCCGGTGTTGGCAGTTGTGAACTCCGGTGCGGTTGTTTTCGTTTCAAATCCGCGCTCTAAACTTACAAAGGTTGCCTTAATAACGTCAGTAGTTGCCGGTGCGATTAGGGTCTGCCATCCCGCCAAGGTTTTGGCGAGTTGCTGGGTAATGGTAGTGCCTTTCAGCATTACAATAAACCCCTTTACGTCAGGAAGAAAGGATTTATCTTTCCCGTTTCCTGAAAATTTTAATGTGCTCATATTTTAAATTTGTATTAATGTAATATTTTCGAGTTTTACCTCAATTGCAGAAAGTATATCAAATTGTACATCTTCGACTAAATAGGGATGATCAGTAACCGTGTACGTGAAATTGTTCTCAAGAATTATATTCGCGTAATAGTTCATCTCTTCCATTAAAGCGTCGAAAATAGGATAAAGAACGGGTTTAAAAACATTGTCATACCTCTGGCTTGTTGTGTAGTCCTGATTCGTCAGCGAACAAATAAAAAACCGTGGCGAAATCTTATACATGCAAGGCTCAATCCAACTTTGTTGATTGTTGTCTTTATCCCATACAAGCCAAATCAAAGGATATTTTTCAATTTGATTGTTGTCCTTTTTTTGGCGCATCATAGTTAATTCTAAATACGTCCCATATTCAAACTTTATATTCAAATCGGGTATTTGTGCCTTTGTTCTTTCGATAAGATCGGCGAAAACATCAGGGAAATATTTAAAACTTACGCTCATATTCCAAAGATATTAATTCCACAGATGGGAGTAAATCGCCAATCAGGGAAAGATTCTTTATTTGAAAGCAGATAATTGTACGCAGAAGGATTGAAATCGTGAGGATAATACATTGCAACACATGAAATGTAATTCTCATAATACCGCTTTGTTTGGGGCGGTAATTTGCCGTATAACTCCCTCATTCGTTCCCATGCATTGATCATTTTATTGACAGGAGAAACGCGGCCTCCTTTTTCTGACCCGGGCAAAATTGTACCTACGCCGGATAGGTGGGTTGTCTGCCGCTCTACATACTTATAATAGGCGTAATAAGCTATTAAAGACTGCCGATCTGTATTGACTAACCCATTCCATTTTAATAAAACAGTTTCGCCATCACACACATGATCAAACTCCGCACCATTAACTAAACTTAAGTACGGCTCGGTCTGTGGTTTTCCGTCTTCGTCTAAATCGGCCATTAACAGCGAATACAACTTATAACCTAAAAGGCTAATTAATATTTCTTTTTCGTACTGATCGATAGCCTGAGTAAGTGCCGTTGCATTTGAGTTAAGGCCCGCTATGTCCGGAATAGTTATTTCGCCTACAAAATACGTATTGTCAATAAATGCCATAACTTACTTTTCTTCTTTTAGAACCTCTATTTTTGGAATTTCGATCTTTGCTTTTTTAACAGGCGGCTCGATGGAGTTGGCTACTCCTATGCGTGTCATAATTGTAGCCAACTTACCGGTGAATACCTTTCCTGATTTTTTGGAAACGGATTCCATGATTATACTGGTTTTAATGCAGCGATATCCGTGTCAGGTGCAACTGAAACAAAGATAGCCCCAGGTTTGCCAACTCCAAAAGCGGCGCGCATGGTGAATCTGATTGTTCTGAAACCTTTTGAAAAGTCATCTGCATCTGTTCCGATTTCAAAAGCAACATCTTCAAGAATGCCGATTTCAGCGGCCTGATCCCACATTACAGTAACCCTGCCAACTGTTTGCTTCTTGTTCAGCTTAACATTTAAACCCCAGATAGCAACTACTTGACCATTATTATTGAAAACAATGTTACGGTCTGTTACAGAGTTTCCAATTTCGTCTTTTTCCTGACGAATGCCATTCAATAAAGAAGGGTGAAGGATAACTGTGTTTACGTCCTGATTTGCAAGTTCGGCCTGCAATACCATTTTACCAATCAAATTGATAAGGTTAGGACTATTTACGGTTCCTAATCCGGTTCCTGAATAAGCTACGTAGTTGCCTGCAAAATACATGCCCCAAGCAGTTGCTGAGTTGTCGCCGGTCGTTGAAAATACAGCCGAATCCAAAGCACCTAAAATAGAATCAGGTATGATGCGATTCAATTTGCTTTCAAGACGCGGAACATCTTTGAGCATGTTTTTATGAATCCTTACGATTGCTGCATAATCCAAAACTTTGTATTCAACTGTTTTGAATTTGATGCTTGACTTAACAGGCGCGTCACCTTGCGCGGTTGCTGCTGCACCATCAAAATAAGTATGCTCGACAAGTACACCCATGTATTCGCCCGTGATAGGGTCGGTAGGTAGGAAAGTTACAACATGCGCGTCTTTGTTCAGATTAATCTGGACGTCTTGCATTTTGTAGTCAGCCAAATAACCAACCGAAACGCC